GAAAACCTTAGTTTTCGGTGGTTGGAAAAGTAAAAAAGGGTATTACTAATTGACAGGGAGTAAATTAGTTGATAATATTTAGTTGATGAATAAACAATATCTGGTGACAGATACGGGGGTCTCTGAAATGGTCCTGAGGACGAGTAGGAACGACGGGAGTAGGCGGCTAGGTTAGTTTAGGAGTCGAGGTAAATGGCAGGTGGAGGTGTTTTAAATATGCCATCTGGCGCACAATCTAAGACTATAAAGACTTTACAGAGGGCGTTAGAGTTCGAGGGCGAACTCATATCAATCTCTACTAATCAGTTTTATAGTATGGACAAGAAGAAATGGGTAACTAGGTACTATGTTAAGAAACAGGTACAGGACCCAGTAAAGAAGAACAAGAGTACACAGGTTGAGTTATTCAGTTCGTGTAGTCAAATTCAGATTACACTATTTTTAAGGGACTACTTATTTGAGATACAGGGTAAGGAAGTACCAACTGATAATGAAATCTGGAATGCCGCTAAGGCAGAATATTTTAAGGGTAGGTAAGATATGCCAACAGGTGACTCAAACAGACCTGGAGTTGAATACAAGTTATCAGCACAGGAGATAAAATTTGTAGCCGCTTACATCGAGACAGGTAAGACGGCAGAGGCAGTTAAACTTGCAGGATATAATACTACTTCTCCAGCGTGTTATGGACGTAAACTCCTTGGTAAGCAAAAGATTAAGGAAGAAATGAGGAGACAACTCGACGGACTTAGAGACGAGTTTGTGGCCTCTAATTCAGAGATAATGGAGTTCTTTACTAAGGCTATGAGAGGCGAGGTTAAGGATCAGTTCGGACTTGACCCTACATTAGCAGATAGAATGAAGGCTGCGGAGGCTCTCGCTAAACGTAGAATAGATATGGAGAATATGCTAGAGAAGGCTAAAGACAACGAAGTTCGTGTTAACGTGTTCTTTGGTGACACCCCTTCTACTAATGAGGAGTAAACAATGTGATATTGCTAATAACTGAGGTCACAGTACCTAGTAATTATGAATATATTAGCGGAACAGTAAATGGCACAGACACTTCTTTTGTCGCGGATACGATAATTGAAGGTTTGTGTCTTTGTTCTTGTGAGGAAAGTACCACGTATTCGTGCGTACTTAATTTTTATGCGAAGGACGATACTTTAATCAGTACGGTTACTAAAACGGTCACACAGGACGCTAATGTGTTTATTTATGATAGAACACAGGCAGACGTTGACCAAGCACTTCGTTTAAGAGCGAGTGGCCGTGCTAACGAGGCGACTAACTTAAAGGGCTGTCTTAATATTAGTGATATTAACCGTACTTTGGATAATATGACCGTTCTTGGGGTTCTCGACGATGAAACAATGGACATAGAGGTTGTTCCAGAGTTCCCAGAGACATTATTCTTTCAATCGTTTTTGGATAATGCACAGATTGTTAAGGACAGTGGCTATCAATTAAGTGGTAGTCCTGACATTCCGTCTATGCCTCTTAATGATTTTGAGAAGTGGAATGCGCTTGAACAGATATTTTTCGACAATTTTGACATTAGGACAACACGTTTTCAGTATTTTGGCATACCATTACGCGAAAATGTGGGTATAAACCCTTTGTTCATTATCTATAATGGTTTAGGTTATCAAGTTCCTATGGGCTTTATCAAAGATTATGCACTTCCTAGCCTTGAAAATCTTAGTATTGTCGAAAGTTTAATACGTATCCAGAATATGTTAGACTATGAATATGAGGAAACAACCAATATTCGTACAGTTGATGGCGATACGGCTATTCGTGTAGTAGATGGTTCTAACGTAATAAGAAAGGTGGACAACTAAAATGGCAGAAACTTATAGCGGAATTAGTGACTTAGATGGCATTAGTAGTGTATCAAGTGGTGATTTACTTGAAGTTGCTAAGAAAAATGGTGCCCTTTACGAGGGTAAGAAGATAGACGTTGCTAACTTAGGTCTTTTGCCGTCTGTCTCCAGTTCTGATAGCGGAAAATTCTTGGTAGTTGACTCTAATGGTGATTGGGTTGCTACTACTATTAGTGCTTGGAATGGAGGTAACTTCTAATGAGTGTAAATCTTGTTAATGGAGATACTCTTAATAGTGATTTTACGGCTATCTGTAACGCCATAAGGGCTAAGACAGGCGGTAGTGGCACTATTGCTTATGCTCCTGGTGATACTTCGGCTATTACAAGTGCTATTGCTAGTATTCCTAGTGGTGGGGGCGGAGTTACACCAACATTCACCGAAACTGTAATCTGTGACAATTCAGCAGAAGGTAATACTTTAACCTTTACAGACGATTATACGAACTATGACTTATTGTTGTTTGAGGTTTACAATACATCCACATTAAAGACTTCTTATATGCTAACTATTCCTGAAGTGATAAGTCATATAAGAACGATTTCTAGTAATGATATAAACTTTAATGAATTTGGAAACAATCAATATGTATGTTATGCCGTCACATCACCAGCTATAAGTATAAGGACTTGGACTAAATATAGTGGTAGAAATCTAGTAGTTAAGAAAGTAACTGGTTTAACTTGTAGTAATGCTACAGTAACTAAGACAACATTCTATGAGAGAGCAGATAGAACTACTACTGCGGTTACAGTTGAACCTGCGGAAGATTTAGCAGACTATGATTACATTTTCTTGGCTTCAAGTACGAACTCGTATGATGAAACACAGCCTTGTTTTCCACCTATAAAAGTGGATAAAGCGTTCTTTGACGAAACGCCATTTTATCGAGGCTCATTCTTCAAATATAATGATACTTATGGTCTTACAAGTGGAACTACCATAGGACACCATAGTATTGATTGTGTATCAAATCAACAAAGTGGTAACTATTACTTGATGTGCGCTTATGGATTAAAATTTGAATAAGGAGGACAATTATGAGTATTAAACAAATAGGTGAATTACCAGAGTTGTCTACCATTCCCGTAGGCTCAAAGGGTGTTGTATTAGATAATCATAATGACGCTAATGTGGTGCCCGTAGAGAGCGTTGCAGAAGGTATTTGCGGTACAGAAGTTGAACAACTTAGCACACGAAATAAGACTATTTCTGGTGGCATAAATGAGTTATATGCGTTTGCCACCAAAGAGTTTTGGGTAGGCACACAAGCAGAGTATAACGAGATTGAAACAAAGGAGAATATCCCTTATCTAATTACAGACGCACCTGTTATGTTATGGGTTGGAACGCAAGAAGATTATGAGGAATTATCCGAGTATAGTCAAAATACACTTTATGTAATTGTGGGGTAATATATGAAGATTATTGGCGCACATTACAATGATAATACAATATCCGCTATCTATCGTGGTAGAGATTTAATATACACGGTTAAGGAAATCTGTATAGAGTCAATCGCGGAATGGGACGAAGAAGGTGGCTATATTTATATTGATGATTTAGAACTACAATATGGCTATAAGTATGAAATAGACTTCGCACCTCCAAGTGATTACCCATATGACGCAAATAATAACCACATTTGTATTATAGGCGGTTCATACGCCAAAAGTGGCGGAGATTATTATGGCTTATTCTTAGGTTATCCGTATTCAGGTTATGCGTCAGGCGGTTTAGGAATAAGAATTAACACTTATGTAAGACGTATTGGGCATATTGCTCCTGAGGTACAAGTTCCTTATACCCCTGGCATAAGACAGACAGTTCAAATAACATATACAGGTGAGGACGAGCCTGTAAGAACGAATGGAGGTTTTTTCTTATTTGCTAACAGAGCCTATGATACTGGTGACGAATATGTTAAACCTCAAGAAGGCGTTCTTGTGGCTGACCAAACCAAACACCTATATGGCTACAATGGTGAGCCTGCATTTGGTAAGTTTTATCGTATAACTATTAAGGATAGTAATGATGTTCCGCTTAGAGATTTTGTACCTTATAAAATGAACGGACACAAAGGTATGTATGATAGAGTTACAGGCAAGTTCTATGCTTGTGCCGATGATAGTAAGTTCAGAATAAGGAGGGCATAATGAGTAAGTTTGATGGCAAACATAAAATGTACTTTGGAGAAACTGAAATCCCATTAGTCATTCGTCAAGAGGAGTGGCTGTGGGATAAGTTTGATTTTGATATACAAAAATTTGAGGTCGTTGATGACGGAGAGGAGGAGGAATAATGTTTAAACAAGAAACGTGGGAAGATAGGCAGTCCGAGCACCCAAAACGCAGGCTCTTATCCCCAGTAAGTGGTGGAGACGCGGTTCAGTATGATATTACTAGGTCAGAAGGAGAAATCATACACGAAGGCACGGCCTTTTCCGCAGAAAATATGAATAGCCTAGAGAGAAGAATTGGTGTAGAAACGAGTTCACTTGAAAGTGCACTTAGCCGTGTTGAAGAAGGATCTGCCGCAACTGTTAGTTATCTAAAAGACCAATACTTTGTAAGGTCGAATGACAGCGGCTTGATACTGTATCGTGCTTTAGCCAATATTTCTGCTGGCACAGTATTTACGGCACAGAATTGTACCGCAACAGACGTAGGAACAGAGTTAAAGAGAATGACAGACGGTATCGCAGGTGCGAACCAGTCTGTAACGAACTTAGGCACTTCTGTAAACAATGCGTTGGCTGGCTTACAACATAGTATTGCCTCACTTGATAATACAGTTATTAGAGGCAGACGTTTAGGTTGGGACAACTTTCAGATTACGAATGGTACTGCAACTGTGGGTCCGATTGATTGTAGTCAGTGGTTTAACAATCGTGTCAATGCTTTAACGATAACCGCAGGACAAATCGGTCATTATTTTGGCGGATATATGGTACGTGCAGGTAAGAGTCAGGTAACTTTTGTTATTAAAGACTTATTAGACCCTTCGTGGACAGGCGTTGTGCCAGAATTAAATGTTATAGTTTGGGGTGACTAATTATGCGTGATAAGATAGTACAGTTTGCAATTGGTTGTGTTGGTATACAAGAGGGTGACGTTCATCATAAGGACATTATAGACACTTATAATAATCACACTCCGTTAGCAAGAGGATATAAAATGACTTATAAAGACGCTTGGTGCGCCACATTTATCTCTTACTTAGCAATCAAAATGGGTATTACTAACATCATTCCTACCGAGTGCGGTTGTGAAAGAATGATAGAGTTATTCAAGAAACTTGGTGAATGGATTGAGAATGACGCTTATGTGCCTGAAAAGGGAGATATTATCTTCTATGATTGGCAAGATAGCGGAAAAGGTGATAACAAAGGTTGGTCTGACCACGTAGGTATCGTAGAGTATTGTGACGGTAAATCAATGCGAGTTATCGAAGGCAATAAGAACGATATGGTTGGGCGCAGAATAATCGCTGTGGACGCTAGATACATAAGAGGATACGGAGTACCTAAATATCAACCTAGTATCGAACCGAAACCGCAGGAACCACTTCCTATTCAATCAATGACGGCTAAGGAAATCGCTAAGGAAGTTATTGATGGAAAGTGGGGTAATGGCGATGATAGGAAGAAGAAACTCACAGACGCAGGATACAATTACGCAGAAGTTCAAACGTGGGTCAATTGTATCCTTAATGGGACTACCATAGACGAGATTGCTAAAGCAGTTATCAAGGGTCGTTACGGAAACGGTGACGCAAGAAAGAAGGCATTAAAGAGACTTGGTTATGATTATCAAGTTATACAAACTAGGGTAAACGCAATATTGCGTGGCAACTAAGACACTCGACTATATTTAGTTAAACACTTCTATCAAGGATAGTCCTCCATCCAAGGTAGAAGTGTTCTAATAAGAAAGGATAATTATGGCAGACGAAAGAAATATTAATTTGTCTAATTGTGTTATCACAAGGTTTAAGGACGTATGTATGGACGTAATGGCACATAAGCACGTTCACTACGTATTCCCAGGAGGACGTGGTAGTACAAAGTCATCATTCATTAGTATTATGATTATCTTATTGATAATCAATAACCCAAACATTCACGCTTGTTGTTTCCGTAAAGTAGGAAACACAATTCAAAATTCCGTTAAATCACAAATAGAGTGGGCGATAACGAAATTAGGCTTACAAGACTTGTTTTCAATACCGAAATCATATAGTAACCCTATAACATATCGACCGACAGGACAAAACATCTACTTCTTAGGACTTGATAACCCACAGAAAGTAAAATCTATTAAGCCGACATTTGGATATATCGGTATTACGTGGTTCGAGGAGTTAGACCAGTTCGCAGGTGAGAATGAAATCCGTACTGTAACACAATCTACAATGCGTGGTGGCGACGAGTTTTGGGATTTTAGGTCATTCAACCCGCCGATATCTAAAAACAATTGGGCTAATGCTTATGCAGATAAAATGGAAATGCGTAACGGCAATACACTTGTTATTCGTAACACGTATTTGGACGTACCTGCTATGTGGTTAGGGCAACCGTTCTTTGATGAAGCAAACGAATTAAAGGAAATAAACCCAAGAGCATATGAACACGAATATATGGGTATTGCTACAGGTACAGGCGGTGATGTATTTGCCAACGCTTGTGACTTGGATATGTCTGTACTTGTGCCTGTGGAACCTTATCAAGAAGGAAATCAGATTATCAGAGAAAAGCCGATGTGGCAGACTTTCGATAAAATCTATAATGGAATTGACTGGGGTTTTGCCAGAGACCCATTTAGGTTTGTACGTATGCACTTTGACCCTAAACACTTGGACTTGTATATCTTTGATGAAATGACCGCATACAAGACAAGAAATGAGGACAACTTTAGACGCTTGTTTGAGGAAGAAAAGAAGTTAGATTTTAGTGAGTTAGTTACGGCAGACTCGGCAGAGGAAAAATCTATCGCAGACTTTAGGGCATATGGCGCATTTATCAGAGGCGCAAAAAAGGGACCTGATAGTGTTAGATACGGTATTAAGTGGCTACAAGGTCTTAGGCATATTTATATTGATAAGAGGCGTTGTCCAGAAACGTATTATGAGTTTATTAATTATGAATATGAAAGAGATAGGGACGGAAACTTTATAAGTGCATATCCTGATAAGGATAACCACTCGATAGACGCTACTAGGTATGCGATGGAAACATACTGTAATAGACGTGGAAACTAATTGTTTTATGGTAGAATATCGTGATATAATGATAATAGTAGGATATATAAAATAAAGGAGGTTTTTACCGATGATTAAAATTACAAGCATTAAACACGGCTTAGGTAATAAGGCAGATGTAACAATGTTTGCTGATACCAAGGCAGAAGTAACCACAGGAATGGTAGTTATCGGATTGCCAGAGGGCGTAGAGCCTGCTTTTGGTAGTTCCGTAGTCACCGCAAGTGGTGAAGTTGCTTTTTTAAAGAGTGACGGAACGTGGAACTGGGTAGGAGGCGAGTCATAATGGATAATAAAGATTTAGCCATAGTAGCTGCCCTTGCTAAGTCCGTAGGTGGCGGAGGTGGTTCTCCCATTCCTGAGCCTGTTATGCCTTCTAAACCTAACAGCCGATGCGCATTAAATGGCATTGTTTCCACAGAAAATAATAAAAGTTATAGGGCATTACTAACGCATTATCAAATTCAAGTAACTGGAAAATCTGACGGAACATATAATGTCGCAAGTGTAGGGAGTAGAACAAGTCCAACTACTGAGTTACTTTCCTTTTTTAAATGGAGTGCTTCCGCATTAACTCCTATGGTTGGTGTGATAACTATGGTTTTATCTCAGTATAAGCCAGATGGTTCACACCCAACAAATAACATCACGGTAAGACTTAAAATGAGTGACTATAAGTCTTTAAGTGATAGTATTGAACTTTATTTTCCATATGAAAGTTTGTATAATGACCACTTATTCAAAGGATATTTTATTATAACAGTTACGGAAGAGGCATATTCCTGTGAATATGTATCTTTAAGTCAAGCCAGCGGTGGCCTTCCTGATGTAACAACTGCGGACAATGACAAGGTGCTTAAAGTAGTAGATGGTAATTGGGCAGTAGCCCCGATTAGTAAATCTTCTCCTATGAATGCCATCGGTCAACTTAGCCTGGGCACTGGAACTCACATAACTTTTACTCTTAGTTCTGGTTTTGTATTGGCAGATATTATGCAGAAAATACAATATGGTCAAGACGCTGGCTGTATTCTAATTTCGTGGCAGGATGATGGTACTGGCGCTAACCATTATGCTTATTGTCAAGGTATTAGAACGTTCTACCCTAATGATGGTCTACGTTTTATATGGTATGTCCCTTATCTGAATAATGAAAAAGTAATAATGAAGATGGCGACTTGTTTGCTTGATGGCACCGACTGGAAATTATATGGATAAAAGACCAAATTGACAACATCTACATAATTGATATAATTCACTTATAAGGAGTAAATAAACGTTATGAGTGAATTTCTAAACCTAAGTGACGCATTATTCGAGGGTGTGGGCGAGTATCGAATACCAAGGATACTCCCCACCACCGAATTATTCATAAAAGATTGGATACAGTTCAATTATGTGGCTACTACAAAGAAACATAGAGAGGTTACTGGTGTTCAATTCTTTGTATATGACCATCAGTTTGAGAGAGTTTGGAACTATCCAAAACGTTATGCGGATAGATTGAAAGAATTTGGAGCGGTACTAAGTCCTGACTTTAGTACATACTTGGATTTCCCTAAGGCAGTTCAAGTATTTCAACATTATAGAAAACACTGGTGCGGTGCTTATTGGCAATTAAACGGTGTTACAGTAATACCAACAATAAGTTGGGGTTACAAAGATAGTTACGAATGGTGCTTTGACGGAGAACCAGAAGGCGGCATAGTTGCAGTATCAAACATAGGTAAAATGAATAATAAAGAGTATAGGAAACTCTTTATGGACGGATATAATGAAATGCTCATAAGATTGCAACCAAAAGAGGTTTTACTCTTTGGACATATATTTGACGATTATAAAGGACCTGTTCATTACATTAAGTATCAACAGGAGAAAGGACCACAAGGGTACGAATAATGGGTGCTGGGAAAGCAAGTGGTAA